TTAGTAAGACTAACAGTTGTAACCCCAGCAATCGCCTGTTCAATTAGGGTTCCAAGGTTAGTATTAGTCGTAATACCCCATGTACCGGCTTGTTCGCCTTGCCCAATAAGCTCAATACGTAGGTCTGTTGAATAGGTAGCTGCCATGTTTTATCCTTGATAATCGTTTATATCAGTCCAAGTTGTGTTAGATGTGCTAATTCCTGTCCAAGTTGTACTTGTATTAGCTAGAATATTAGCCCAATTCGGGGTTTGACCGTCACTAATTGTAACCCAACCACGGGTAAATAACGACTCGTATAGAGTAATAAGCTCAGCTAGGGCGCTTACAAATTGGGCATTTGCGGATTCAAAATCAGTTATGGTTACGGTTTCAGCCTGTGTTGGAGCAAAGTTTACAGTTGCGCCTTGGGCGGTAGTTAAGGTAGTTGTTTCACTAGCATTAGCTAAAGCCGAACGGATACCCGTATAGGAATCAGTTATAGAAGTAAATTCTGTAGCATTTGCTGCAAAATTAAAAGTTCCGGGTTCTAAGTCACTAGCAAAGAAAGAATCTTGTAAAACTCCAGCAAAAACCGCAGGTCCAGTATAAACATCGCTTAGGGTAAAAGATTCTGGGGTTGTTAAGAAATACCCTTGGGTGCCTACATAAACGTCGGTTAAATTAGCCGTTTCAGATACTGTTGGGTTAAATGCTACTTGGCTAGATTCAGCATCTGTAATATTTGCTGATTCAGATGTTGTTGGTCTAAATACTACCTGTGTACTAATAACCTCAATTAAATTGGCAGTTTCCGCTACGTTTGCATAAGTATTCCATGCGCCTGCTGGAGTATCTGTAAGGGTTACTGTTTCGCTTGTTTGAGCAGATGTATTCCAATAACCATTTGCGGCTTCCGATAAAGAAATGCTATCGTTGCTAAATACATAGAAGTTAAAGATTGGAACGCCAGAATCAGATAATGTAAAAGATTCAAACGCAGTACCACTATAGGTTGCATTGCCAGTGTAAGAGTCAGATAAAGTAAACGATTCGTTAGTCTGCAAGTTGTAGCTATTCCCTGCTAAAGAAGCAAAAGGAGACTGGGCGAATGCGCTTATACCAAACATAGTTAGCTTGTGTAAGTACCGCTATTTGTAAATGTCATAATAGTATTTGAACCAGATGTAGTAACCGTGGGACTTCCTGTGGTTGTTGCAGAATAGCTTGCGGTTGGGACTGAAAGAATAATTACTCCTTTACCACCAGCACCGCCCGGATTGCCTGTTCCATTAGAACCACCGCCACCGCCACCGCCTGTGTTAACTGTTCCGGGGCTACCAGCACTACTAAGTGCTCCACCAGCACCACCGCCGCCAGAACCTCCAGCACCAGCAGTAGCACCAGAAGGAGTTGCACCGCCACCGCCACCTCCTCCATAAGTTACCGAAGAGCCTGTAATAGATGAAGCCGTACCAGCGCCACCCACACCAGAAGCACTTGTACTTCCAGCGCCTCCCGGAGCTGCCGTACCACCACCGCCACCTGAGCCATAATTAGCTGTAGAAAAATTACCGCCACCAGCATAACCTTGACCAGAAGTTCCAGAACCACCAGAACCGTAAGAACCACCAGTTTGTCCGGGCGCACCGCCTCCAGAACCACCAGCAGCGCCGTTTAATTCTCCACCATTGTTACCACCACCATAACCACCACCAACAGCCGTTGTTTGCCCAGTTAATGAAGAGCTAGTACCGTTTGCATATGCTGATCCACCAGCACCAACAGTAGCTGTATAAACTGTTCCTGCAGTAGCTGTAATAGTTCCAGTAACTAAACCTCCCGCTCCACCGCCACCACCAACACCAGCGCTTGTACCACCACCGCCACCACCAGCAATCATCAAATAAGTAATGGTATAGCTACCGCTCTTAATTGTTGTCCAAGCTCCATTAACATAGCATTCCAAAGCTCCACTTGCATCCGTGTTATACCGTAGCATTCCGTTAACGCCAGTGGGTCTTTGAGCTGTTGTTCCTCTTGGAGTCGTAATAGCGCCAGTAGAAGTAAAGTTAGCGTTTTGCAATGTATCAATAATTACTGCTGTTGTGTTGGCAGTTTGCAAACCTAATGCGCCAGAAGCGTCAACCGTTTCTGTTAAACCAGCGGTCGAAGCATTTATAAAAGTTGTCATGCTGTATATGTCCCAGATGCTGTGTATTTTAAAATTGTATTTGAACCTGATGTTGTTACTGTTGGAGAGCCAGTCGTTACATTTGAATAACTAGTTGTTGGTATAGAAACAATAACAACTCCAGAACCACCAGCTCCAGATGTATATGTACCACCGCCCGCTGCGCCGCCACCGCCTCCAAGATTGGTAGTTCCATTCGTACCGTTTGTACCACCAGCGCCACCACCACCAGATCCACCGGCATAAGCTCCACCGCTATAGTTAGATGCTCCGCCACCACCAGCATATGTTATGGAAGACCCTGTAATAGATGATGCGCTACCATTACCGCCAACACCTTGACCGCCAGTATTACCAGCTTGTCCGGCGCCCCCTCCACCACCGCCAGTATAGGGCTGTGTACCGCCTTGCCCACTACCTCCGGCATTACCCTGACCTAATGTTGCTGCTCCTCCTGCTCCTATATAACCACCACCACCGCCAGAACCTCCAGCAATTCCTACTCCACCCGGACTTGAGCCAGCACCACCACCAATGGCAGTTAAACTAAATGCGGAAGAGTTTGAACCTTGGTTGCCTTGAAAATAATTATTTGCTGAACCTCCAACTCCTGCTCCGCCCCCGCCAACAGTAATTGTATAAGCTGTTCCAATACTTAGTGTAGTAGTTCCAGTTAACAAACCACCAGCACCGCCACCGCCGCCACCAGCTCCTGATCCAGATGCGTATGTAGAAGCACCTCCTGAAGCACCTCCAGCCACTATAAGGTAAGACACGTCATAAGTATAAGATCCAGTAACAGCAACCCACGCCCCATTTACATAAGCCTCAATCAGTGAGTATGTTGTGTTATACCTAATCATGCCGTTAACAGCAGTAGGTCTATTATTAGTTGTACCAGCAGGAATCTTTACAGCGCCAGTAGAAGTAAAATTAGCATCTTGAGTATTGTTTATTACTACCGCATTAGATCCATTTGTTTGCAATGCAAGGTTAGCCGTACCGTCTGAGCTTTTAATAATAGCTGAGATAGATGAAGAATTTCCGGCTTGTGCATTGATTGTGGACATTCACTACAGTTCCGCAGAAAAAATTAATTTTGCAGTTGTGTCATTTGAGGCTCTTAATACTCCAGATTGCCCACCAGTTGCGCCAGATAGTGTACCTTTTACCGTACAAGTTGATGGTGATATTTCGCTTACGCCATATGATAATGTTGTGCTTCTTGCAGTACCGTTTGTTAGCGTTTCAAAACTTCCGCTTGATGAAAATACTGGCGTTGTTCGCATAGTTACTGGATAAGGCACAACACCTTGAAGTTCCGTACCGCTAATTAAAGCTCCTGTAGTAAAACTACCATATGCATTTGTTGCTTGATTTGCATAGTAATATCTTTGGCACATACATAATTGAGTTGTATAATCAGCAACTTCAAAGCTAGAAGCTGAAGACCCTACTTCAAACTGAACACCAGTAATATAAAATGTTGCGCCGTTTGTACCAACAACTGATACTGCTCCTGTTGCTGACCAATATGTTGATCCAGCCCATGATCCTGCTGTACCGCTATAAGTTGAACCAACACCAAGACCAAAAGAAACTCTTATTCCAATACCATTTGTTGTAAGCCAAGTTCCAGTAGTATCACCAGCAATAGTTACACTAATTTGTGTCCAAGTATTTGCTGAAGAAATTGAATAAGTAAATGGATAACTACGATTTCCAGCAGAATTTTGTAAAGAGCCGCCAAATGTTCCTGTTAATGAGCTATAAACCCAAGCAGATAAAGTGATTGTTTTTGCATTTGCAGTTCCCCAAGCTAAATCTGAGGCATTTAATCCTTCAATACATTGCCCTAATTCAAATATATCAGTAGAAATTACAGAATAAGCAGATGAAGATGTTACTCCAAGATAATTTGTAAAACCTACTGGCGGAGTTACTGAACCAGCATTTTGTTGAAAAGAACATTTTGAATTTTGTCCAACATAAACATTCCATCTGTCTGTAATATAAACAAATGCACCTGTTGAAGGAGTGACACTAGCACCACCATTACGCTGGTCAATTGCCATATTGCCGTTAATAAAACGGTTTTTAAAGCGTGTTTGATACGCAGTATTTTGTACTGTTGTACTTGGGAATGTTATTCCATTTGTGCCATCAATAATTACCGTCATGGTAAGTCCTTAAGGAGTAGGAACTAAAACCCAAGATTGAGTAGCTTCATCCCATGTGTATACACCACCGTCTGTTGGATAAGGTACTGGAGCTTCCCATAACCATGTAGAAGTATTCAAAATCCAAGATGGATATGGTTGTGGTGCATAGAAAACATCGTTTGGAATATCATATGTAAAACCAATTCCAGCGTAGTTTCCACGCAATGCTACACCGCCGTCAGGAGTATGAGGTTCTGCGGGAGGGGATGGTGCGTAATGCACGTTTCCATAAGTGTTGTATGAAGTTTGGACAAAAAATCCGGGTTGTGTATCTACAAAAGCTTGATCCGCAGCAATAACTTCCGTTACTTGCATTGCTGAAGAATTTGCTGTTTGTACGCATTTTGCAAAATATGTCATTTTTATTCCTTTTAAGCTGTATATGTACCACTAGTTGTAAATGTAATGAGTGTATTAGAACCAGAAGTAGTAATTGTAGCGTTTGTATACACTCCTGAGTAGTTTGCCGTTGGTACAGAAAGTACGGCTACACCAGAACCGCCGTTACCGGGACCACTTGCAATAATACCTCCACCGCCGCCGCCAGTATTAGCCGTTCCGTTACCGCCTCCAGTACTTGTTGTTCCTGCGCCACCACCACCTAATCCACCAGCGCCGCCAGCGCCAAGACCTCCGCCTCCGCCACCACCAGCAATATAGTATGTTCCGCCTGAATTTTGACCAACAGTAGATCCAGTTATTGGGTTAGCCGATCCAGCACCGCCAGCACCGCCAGTTGTACCAGAACCATCTCCTCCAACAGCACCTGCTCCACCGCCACCACCGTTAGCATTACCAATTGTTCCATCTCTTAAACCACCATTATTACCTTGTCCCGGAATACCAGTACCGTATCCAGTGCCTCTAGTGCCTTGGTTTCTATCTTCACCACCACCAGAACCACCATTACCGTTACCGCTACCACCACCAACAGCAATAATTGAAGATAAACCAGACCCAGTAATACTAGAATTTGATGCAGATCCACCAATAGTTATGGTATATACGGTTCCGGGAGTCAATGTTGCAGTACTAGTTAAACGCCCACCAGCGCCACCACCGGGTCCACCACCATTACCGCCACCAGCAACTACCAAATATTGAGCAGTATATGTTGCTGATTTAATTGTTACCCAAGCCCCGTTAACATAACCTTCTAGTCCAGCCCCAGAATCGGTGTTATATCGAATCATGCCGTTTGTTGGGGATGCAGGGCGTTGAGCTGTAGTTCCTGTTGGACACGCAAAACCACCAGTATTTGTACTCATACTAACAAGATTACTTGTAGCAGATAAAACCAAATTACCAGTTGTATCACCAGTAATAACAATGGCTGTAGATGCTGTATTTCCTGCGGCTATAGTAGACATAATTAAGGAAAAGTTACCCAAGATCCGCCGACATAGGCTTCAAGGTTAGCTGTGCTGGTATTGTATCTAATGATGCCATTTGAACCAGTTGGTCTATTTGCAGTTGTTCCAGATGGTATTGCTACCGCACCCTTCATGGAAGATGCATTAATTACGCCCCCTATAGTAGTAAACACTAAATTTCCAGTTGTGTCTGCCGTATAAGTTACAGCATTAGCAACGCCGTTTCCAATAGTAATGGTAGACATCTTAAATAATCACCCATCGTTGTCCGCTAGCAATGGTAACAGATACGCCATTTGCGGTATTTACAGGCCCGACTGAGAAGCCATTATATCCAGCCGATACATTTCCATTTGAAGTAATGTTTACAGTATTTAATACAATTGCGTTATTTCCTGTTGCCTGCGCTGCTGCAACTGTTGTCCAAGACAGGGCGTTTGCCCCATCAGTAGTTAAATACTTTCCTGAATTACCAGCCTGAGTGGGCAAGATTGTATTGGAAGAAACAACTTGAGCTGCACTGCCGTTATAACTTACACCTGTAGCTGCGCCATTTCCGGCATTGGTAAATGTTAATAAGTTGGTTACAGCGCCAGCGGTAATATTGGCGGGGGCAATCCATGTAGGAGGAGCTGTAGAAGCGCCGGATTGAAGCAAAAATCCTGATGTGCCATAGCTACCATTAAACGCTACAGAGTTAGTAATGTTGACGGTGATTGCATCAGTTGCACTAGCATTAGAAACAAACCTTAAATTATTACCTGTAATCGTACCAACAACCATATCGCCGTTAGACGAATATAAATAAGTTGCATTGGGTAAATTTAAACTACCGGGACCGACAAAGGTAGAGCTGTTAATTCCCAAATTACCATAGTAAGCATTATTAGCGCCTAAGTTATTACTTACAACATAGTCAGCAGACGCAGCGTTTCCACTACTGGTGTTTTGTAAAATCCACTGACCATAGCTATTTTGGCTAGTAACAAATGAACCAAAGATGCCTGTATCTGAGTAACCTAAATTACCATTATTAAACGCACCATAAGTTACGTTGGCAGTAACCGCACCAGTTGCATTAAAGTAAGGCGCTGTTAATGTATTGGTAGTAGTTGAATATGTTAAGTTTGATGTAGAAGCAAGATTACTTGTACCGGCACCAAAAGGAATATAACCTGTTGTTAATGACGCAACCCCAGTACCACCCGCAACAACAGGAAGTGTACCTGTAGTTAAAGAACTAGTAGAAGTAGCATACACAGCACCGTTAGCTGTAAATGTAGTTAGTCCTGTACCACCGTAGCCAGTAGCAATTGTGGAGCCATTCCACGTTGCGTTGGAAATTGTTGCACCACCTAATTCAGCGGATGTTGTTCCCCAGTTTACAACTGCTGGCAGCAATGCATATTTACCCCAGCTACCAGCGGCAGTGCTATTAGACTCCAAAAAAATAGTGGAATAACCACCAGCAGGAATCAAATCAACAAATACGGCGCTGTTGTCATTAACAGTTAAATTACCAGTAGAGTCGTTATCGAATACAAATGTAGCGCCTGCTATAAGCGTTGTAGCGTCTGGTAACTGAAATGTTTGATTTAATGTGCCAGTAAGTTTTTGATTATAGGTAGAGGCAACAGTTAAAGTCGTTGTTGTGCCAGCAGAAACAGTAGATGTATAACCTAAAAATAAGTTATTTAGCTGAGTATTCTGGTTGGTATCCCGCAATACAACGCTGTTTGCGCCACTAGATGCTGTAACGCCTGTACCGCCGTAAGCTACACCTACAGTAGTTGCATTCCATGTAGCGCTTGTAATATTACCTAGAGCAGATACGTTACCGCTGGCATCTAAGTTAACAGACTTTTCTGCAGGATAAGTAACAAATACAGATTGTGTACCAGAGCTAAAGTTAGTTAAGCTACCGGCGTTACTAGACGCAAGCACAGTATTACGAACAATAGAATTATTAGCACTATAGTAAGTACCAATACCAGCTTCCCAGTTAGCACCACCAATATCTGCAATGGTGTAATAGGTCGTGTTAGCATTGCCAACTGAATTGGCAAAGGTTTGATAGCCAGTAGAGGCACCAAGTAATACAACTGTACCTGTGCCGGGGCTACTTGCCGTTTCTAATACACGGTCCTTAAGCACCAGAGCCATTTACGGCTCCTTAACCAGCAGCGCTGAGTGTATAAGTTACGTTGATTGTGTCACCAGACGTTACGGTCTTCGATCCCGCAGTAAAGGCGCCAATACTGAACAAAGTACCAGTAGTATCGCCGATAGTAGAAGAACCGCCAATATTGACAAACGCACCATATACTGTTCCTGAACTTGTCATACTAAATACAGCCGCAGTAGCAGTAGTTAATACTGATGGGTTAGCAGATGTAGCAGAGCTAAATGTTGGAGTCTTACGTGTGCCAGAGTAAGTAGGAGCATTAGCGCCACCAACTTCTAACCAACCTACGTGAGATGATTGTGTATCTGTATAAGATGGGGTAAATGTGTTACTTGCGTTAGCACCACCCAAACCAATAACAACAGCACCGCCGCCTGTATTAGCAAAGTAAGAGTTCAATAAACTTTGACGACCAACGTTAGTTGTTAAGTTTTCAATAGTATCAGACCATTTTTCAACGCCGTTTGCGTCAAAGCATTGGAATGTATACACGCCTTCTAAACCAACGGCTTCAATAGCGCCACCACCGAATTGTGCAGTAGCTCCTACTGTATCACCAATTTTTGCAATTTCATCACTCATAAAAGCTCCTGTTACGATATTCTAATAATAGCGGTATTTGCAGCCGCTGTTGGGAAATTAATACTAAATACTTGATTGTTTGTAACAATCGTACTACCAAAACTTAACGCTGCAACCGATGCATTATTAAAGGAAGTATTATAAATTAAAGCGCCACTAGCGCTTATTGTAGACGAATTCCATGCAGTATTGGCAAAAGAAAGGTATGCCGTATTGCCTTGGTTGGTAGGCAAAATTGATACAACAAGGGTATTTCCGCCTGCCGTATAACCTGTTCCAGTTACTTCACCTACAGAAGTATAAGTAGTTGTGGCATTGCTAATCTGCGCATTGCTGGTATATAGGGCAATTTTAAAGGTATTAGCTGAAAAATTATGCTGCCCATTAAGCAACTGTACTTTAAAAGAATCGGTCTGAGATTGAAAAATAGCCATATTTTATAGCCTATTGTATGGCAGGGCTGTTTGTCCAGAACGATAAGCATCGTTTCTCTCCAAGCCATCGCCAAGGCGTTTAAGTTCACCCATAGCTTCTTGGTACTTAGTATTATATAAAGCAACTAAGTCTGCTTCTTGCTTCATAAAAGTAGCAGCTTCTACCAAAGAACCGTAAAGCAATATAGGATCATAGTTATCGCCAAGCCAAGAAGTACCGGCTGTAACAATAGATTGTGGGTAATAAAAATAGTGCAATTCAACCGTATAACTAGCGTTTGGTGTAGGTCCTAGGATAAAGCTTAACTCATTAGCATTGCTGCTTTGTGGGCCAAATAATGCGTAATATTGGGGTAACGCCGTAGTATTTGGGTTTGGATACGCCGCCCGAATAAAGTTAACGTCTTTATTAAGTAGGTAATTGTAGTTACCATCCCCATCAATAACTGCCATTGAATAGACTGATAAAAAATTATCTGGGCAAGATAGATAAGAATTATTAGCAGTGGCAACCCCAGTTACGTTTTTGCGTAACGAAGGGATTTGAACAGAGTTATAAATCCGTGTTTCAGCCTGCTGGATAAAAACGTTAATCTGATCCGAAGGCGGAGTAATTACAACAGAAGAATTATCCGTACCAGTAAAAGCAGTATTCGGGAAATCATTCTCGGTATACGTCTTAATGGTTTGGAATAATGTTGTGTAATTCATTAGGGTTTACCCTTAGGCTAAAGGACCACGGGATGTAAAGCCTTTAGTTGCACAACCAGCACCACGTTGTTTAACGCCAGTAGTTTTTTCAGCAGGGTAATTACCTTTGCTAATATTAGCCACAGAAACGTTCATACGGTTTTGATATTCTCTACCGGTTTCTACAGACATAGCTGGTAACTCGCCGCTAACAGGAGCACCGCTCATAGTATGAGGAACAGCATAAACATCAGCAGGCATATTGTCTTTGCCTTTTGGTGCCATAGCGGTATCAACTTGGAACCCCTGATATATTTTAACTTTTTCTTTTGGTTTAGCCATGATTAGAATCCTTTGCCTTTTAAACCAACTGAACCAAATTGGTTACTATATTTTTGACGGTTGCGACCTTCTTCTAACATACCTTCGTTGGTCTTACCGCCAGCAGCCATCTTCTTAACCTTGCCGCCCTTTTTGAGCTTATCAAGATTAGTACCCTTGCTGCCTTTGTGTTCTTGTTTGTCGTGCATTTTAAAAGCTTTTTTAATAATAGCTTTATCTTGTTTAATATCTTCTTTGTCCATTGCCATTTTAAGCTCCTTAGCTTACTGTTACTGTTACTTGTCCAACTTGCCCATTACCTACTAAAGAATTCTGGGTTAAGCCAAATATATCTCCGCCTAATCCAACAGGATTCCAACCCCACTGAAACACCCTACTACCACCAGTAGGAGTACCGTCTCCCAACACGCTAGTACCCCCAGTAGATAAAACTTGCAATCCATTAGATCCTGCCGAATAGTATCCCAAGTCCATTCTAGGTTCCCGTACGGCTTGTGGGTCGTTAACCGGGTACATACCCAATTGTAACTGAGGTTGATCCATTTCCCAACATTCTGGGCACACTTTAATATTGACATTCTTGGTCTTTATCGTAAGTTTTTTTAACTGCTTAAGCTTAAACCTAAAACCGCATCTATCGCATTGGGCAATCGCAAATCTGCCAGAGGCAAATTGGGTCGTCATGTTAGTAGTTTCCTATAAACATTTGCCGTGGGATAAACCGTATAGGCGCCTTTTCTCTGTCCTCATCTGCTGCTAATTGGAATGCTTCATCATATGCTGCCTTTAAACCCATAATACGCTGTGGGTCAACACCTTCTAATTTAGTAGATAGCTGATAGGCTAAACCTGATACTAGGGCTGGAATAAACCTAAATGGTATGTCTCCTACGTTCACGCCTGATCCGGCATCCTGAACCCGTCTTAGACGCCAGTAAATAAACTGATAAGGGGTTGAGCCATCTGGTGTGGGCCAAACCGTAATTGCGGGGAGCTGCGTAATGAATACGTTGGTACCACTAGTATGAGCGGCAGCAGTTGTATTGTTCTGACCACGAACGCAGTTGTATAGGACATTATTATCAATATATTGGTAGTAAATTACTTCTGAATCAAGTTGAATATATCCAGCAGAAGCTAAATCGCTAGTGTTTGATAACAGAATTGTGGTAGTTGTTGCACTAATGTTAGCAGATAGTGTATCGCCTGCTGAGCTTGGATTAGTCTGTGCCGACATACGTTGCACCCAAACTTGAATAGGACGGCTCTGGCTTAGTTTATTTGGGATAGTGGCATAGGTAGAAACACTAATACGGCTAATCGTAATGTCTGTTTGATTGTTTTGCTGGTTAGCATTAGTACGAATCTGATGCTCAAGTAGGTCAATGGTGTCAGATGGTAGCCAGTAAGTGTTCTGCCCTTGAACAAGGTCAATCACACCCTGCTCAATAGTCCACATGTTAATGCCTTTGTTTGCCCACTCTATAGTTAAAAAGTTAAGGCTTCTACGTGCAGTACGGAAATCATATCCCGTGCGTAGCTCTTTCCCACAACGTTCAAACGCTTCTTCAATAAGCTCGTTTAAATCCGGATTAAAGTTTGTTGTGCCGGATGAATCGCCTACAGTAGGAGTTGGGTTATATGGCATGTTTACTTAGCTTTTTTAGGACGAGTAGTAGCTTTAGGCACAGTTACTTTTTTGGCTGTTGCTTTTTTGGCTACGGCTGTTGCTTTTTTGGCTGCAGGTTTACGTTTAGCTTTAGGCTTTAGTGTAGGTGGTGTGCCAATAACTACAGGAAAAGGCCAAGGCATTTCTTCTTTTTTCTTAAAAAGCGCTAATACTTTTTTGACTAAATGTTTCATTTTTTCTTCATACCCTTAAGGGTTTCTGCCAAACGAGCACGTTGTCCAATTTTACCGGGTTTTTTTGTTGCAGCAGCTAGTTTTTTAGCTGGAATAGTTTTGCCTTCTTTAACACCAAGTTCAGCACGCAATGCACCGGGTTTTTTAATTGCTTTTTGAATCCACTTTTCAGCCATTTTAGATTTTCCTATACGCTTTAGTTTTTTCTTTAATGCTTTTTGGTTGTGCTACAAACTGCTTACCCTTTGCTTTACCCGCACGTTTAGCACGTGTAGTTGCTGCATACTCTTGTGGGCTTAAAGCTTTAATTGCTTTTTCTGGTAAATATCTTTCTCCAGTTTTACTAGAAGGTTTACCAGACTTAGTTCTCCACTTTTGCTCACCCCAAGCTTTTAATGATTGCTGAGGTTTTGCAAGACTACTCATTTATATCCCCCGCCAGCAGCTTTATATTTCTTAGCTACTAACTGCGCTTTACGAGCTGACCATTTACCAGCACCGGTACCTTGTGTAGCAGCAGCTTTTACTTGGGAAACAATTCGTTTACGCAAGCTAGGCTTAGTGTAATTACCGGCAGCATTAACCTTACCGCCATCTTTTAATAAGACAGCCGAACCTTCAGGTACCTTAGAAGGGCTAATACAGCCCATTCCTCGACTAGCTTTCATTACTTCTTTTTGCCTTTAGCCATACCGCCACCACA